TAAAAATATATACAGATGCTAATATAAATGAAGCATTTAAGATTAAGAAAATAAGTTTAGTAGAAATTGAATAAAATTTAAATCTTTAGTTGTATTTTTTACTAATTTGTGATATAATTATGTAGAAGATACAACTATAGTATCTGTTATATTAATTATGAATATGATAAACCTTAATATGAAAGGAAATAATAAATATGGCTATAGCAACGTATAATTCACATGTAGAGTTAGCAAAATACTTAGTTAGTAAAGCTAATTCTACTTATTTAGTAGTAGGTCGTACAACACCGTGGTCTAGTGAAACTAACCCACCACAACCAAATGAGAAAACGACTTCATTACAGGAAATAATTGGATATAAGAAAACACATAGAGCAACATTAGTAAGACCAGCACAGTCACCACAAGATGATGATAAAGAAAAAATATCTTACGGTAATAAAGATTGGGTAGTAGTTACTACAGAAAATGCTAAAGATGAAGGAGCTAAATGGGTTTATCTTGAAGCAGATGTTGTAGGTAATGAATTACCATTAGGAACGTATAGACAAATTGGTTTCGTTATTGACTTAGTCCCTAATAGTGGCGTAAGTAAACCTAACCTATTACCAAGTGAAGTAAAAGAAACAGGAACTTTAATGTATTTTGAGAACAAACAATTCCAAAACAGAACGGAAACTACAACAGCTAAAGAGAGATGTATTATTGAAGTTTAATAAGAAAGGAAGCATATTGAATGGTCGTAAATTTTAAAGTATCCCCTTACCTAGATAGATTTGAACCATCTCAAAATAGAACCAGAGTCTTATTTAATCCTGATAGACCATTACAACAAGCAGAATTAAATGAGCTTCAATCTATTTCAACATATTATCTTAAAAATTTAGGAGACTCTATATTTAAAGATGGTGACAAACAATCAGGATTAGGGTTCACATTAACAAATGAAAATATATTATCAGTTAATCCAGGTTACGTTTATTTAAACGGTAAAATTAGATACTATGATTCTGATGAGACAGTAAGATTAACTGGTGTAGGTAAAGAGTATGTAGGAATGAAAATAGAAGAGAGAATTATCACTCCAGATGAAGACTACTCTCTATTAGACCAAACAAGCGGTGTTCCTAGTTATTTCTCTAAAGGTGCTGACCGATTAGAAGAGAAAATTGTATTAACTCTAAATGACCCTACATCAGCTACTATATATACTTTTTTAGACGGTCAATTATTTGTTAAATCCAACAATCCAGAAATGGATAAAATAAATAAGGTATTGGCTGAACGTACTTATGATGAATCAGGTTCATATAAAGTTAATGGATTTGAATTATTTTCAGAAGGTAACGCTATAGATGATGCTCATGTATCTATCGTAGCAGACGCAGGTAAAGCGTACGTTAAAGGTTGGCAAGTAAATAAACCAACATCAACAAGATTAAATGTTGAGAAGTCATTTGATTTAGGTAAAGCTGAAAATGAAAGTACAATATTCAATAAATCTACTGGAAGTATTAGTTTAGCTAACTCTCCAGTTAAAGATATTAATAGAGTAACAGGTCAAGTATTAGTTGATAAAGAACGTGTAACAAGAGGTTCAACAGGAGATAGTTTAGATTACCTCTCAAATAATACAGCTTTTGAGGTAGTTAGAGTATGGACTGAGACATCACCAGGACAAACAACTAAAGAGTATAAACAAGGTGAAGATTATAGATTAGTTGACGGACAATCTATTGACTGGTCTCCAGGAGGTTCTGAACCTAACGGAGGTACAAGTTATTACGTATCTTATAAATACAACAAGAAAATGGAACAAGGAACAGATTTTACAGTTACAACACAAGGTGAAGGTCTAGGAGAAAAATGGTTTATTAATTTTGATACTTCAGGAGGAGTTAAACCTACAGACCAGTCTGTAGTGTTAGTAGATTACACGTATTACTTAGCACGTAAAGATGCAGTTGTGTTAGACCGTTTTGGAGAAATTACAACTGTTAAAGGTGAGCCTAACATTATGCGACTAGTAATGCCACCGACAGCTACAGACCCTGAAGTCTTACAATTAGGTACAGTAACAGTATTACCTAATTCAGATTCAGCTGAATGTTTAACTTATGCAGTAACGAGACTTTCTATGGAAGACTTGCAAAATGTTAAAACTAGAGTTGAAAATTTAGAGTATAACCAAGCTGTAAATGCACTGGATGATGAAGCTATGGAAGGTCAAAATCCTCTAACATTACGTTCAGTATTTAGTGAAGGTTTTATTTCTTTAGATAAAGCCGATATTACTCACCCAGATTTTGGGGTATCCTTTAGTTTTGAAGACGCAGAAGCTACATTGTCATATACAGAACAGGTTAATCAACCTACTATTTTAGATAGTTCTACAGCTAAGATATGGGGTAGATTAATCACAGCACCTTTTACAGAAGAAGCTACAATAAGACAGCCACAAGCTTCAGAAACACTAAATGTCAATCCATATAACATACCAAACAAACAAGGTGTAATGAAAATTAAACCTAGTGAGGATAACTGGATAGAACAAGAAAATGTTACTATTACTAAACATAAAACTAAAAAGTATACAATGCACAGATTCTGGAGACATGGTGGAACTAACTATAATGAAACAGAACATTATTTATACTCTAACTTGCAATTAGATAAAGGTCAAAAATGGGCTGGAAAATCATGGGCTTACGATGTAAAACATGGTAGAACTGGTACTATTTTAGAATCTGGTGGAAGAAAAACACTAGAAGAAATGATTGAATTCATCAGACAAAAAGATGTAACGTTTACTGTTAAAGGTTTAAGTCCTAATGATAATAACCTATACCTATTGTTTGATGGTGTTAGGGCTCCTATTACCCCAGCATCAGGATATAGAAAAGGTTCAGAACCAGGAACTATTATGTCAGATGCTAAAGGAACAGCTAAAGGTACATTTACAATACCTCCAGGTATACGTTGTGGTAATAGAGAGGTAACATTAAAAAATGAAAACTCTACAAGTACAGCTACTTACTCAGCACACGGTCGTAAAAAGACAACAACTGAGATTATATTTAAAACAAGAGTAACTGTTAATTTAGTAGACCCACTAGCACAATCATTCCAATACGATGAAAATAGAACAATCACATCTGTAGGGTTACACTTTGCAAGTAAAGGTGATAGAAATTCAAATGTAGTTGTTCAAATTAGAGGAATGGGAGACCAAGGTTTTCCTAATAAAACAGTTTATGCTGAAACAGTTCTAAATGCAGACGATATTAAAGTATCAAATAATGCAAGTGCTGAAACTAGAGTATACTTTGAAGACCCTATGATGGCTGAAGCAGGTAAAGAGTATGCAATTGTTATTATTACTGAAAATAGTGACTATACAATGTGGGTAGGTACTAGAACAAAACCTAAAATAGATAAACCTAATGAAGTAATTTCTGGAAACCCTTATGTACAAGGTGTTCTATTTAGTTCATCAAATGCTAGTACATGGACTCCACATCAAAACTCAGACCTTAAATTCAATGTTTATACAGCTAAGTTTAATAAAACAGCGGTAATTGAATTTGACCCTATTAAAAAGGTTAAAGGTGACCGTATTGTATTAATGTCAACTTATTTAACTCCAGATAATACAGGTTGTAGTTGGGAATGTAAAATTATCTTTGATGATATGAGTAATGATGTAACATTTGATAATCTACAGTGGCAACCTATAGGAAACTACCAAGATATAGATTTATCAGCAGTAGCTAGAGAAGTAAAACTTAAAGCTACATTTGATTCAAATAAATATATCTCACCATTTATGACAGTAAGTGACTTAACATTCATTACTTTCTTAACACAATTATCAGGTTCATATATTGGTAGAGCTATTGATATGTCAGAAGCACCTTATAATACTATGAGATTTAGTTATGAAGCGTTCTTACCTAAAGGAACAAAAGTAGTACCTAAATACTCTAGTGATAACGGTAAAACATGGAAAACTTTCAGTAGCCGACCTCAAGTCAAACAAAGTAATAACGAATTCTATAGATATACAATAGATGAGAAAGTAAAAGACACAGGTACTAATACACAGTTACAAGTAAGATTAGATTTATCAACAGAGAATAGCTTCTTAAGACCTAGAGTTAGACGATTAATGGTTACAACTAGAAATGAGTAATTTATAAAAGGAGGGGTAAAACCTTCCTTTATATACATATAAAAAAAGGGAAGTGGTTATAGTGCCTAAAGAATACAGAGACCCTTATTCACAGGCTAAAATATTTGTACCTACACATGAAGAGATTAGAATTAAATCTTTAGAAAAAGAATTAGAAGAGAAATTAAAAAAAGCAGATATTTTATTAACTAAACTACAAGAGAAAGGAAATTAAATTAAATGGCTTTTTCTTACACTGATTTAAAAGATACAGACAGATTAAAAGACCTTTATCCTAAAGTAAACGATATAGGTAATTATTTACTAAGATTAGAAGAAAATTTAGATAGTACAGGTAACATAGAGACATTTGATAGTATAGATTTTAATAATGTTACTAAAAAAATAAGTAAAAGTGGTGTTTATTACTTTACCAGAGCAATTAACCAACCAGAAGATGTAAATTATAATGGTTATGTTATTTTATCTATAAGAAATACAAATTATTATAAAATATATTTTTCTCCATTTAATACAAGTGAACTATATATAAAAACTTGTAATAATGGTTCTTTGTCTAAGTGGTCTAAATTTTTAATAGCTGGTGATGATTTATACGATGAAGGTAATACACTAGATATTAAAAGATTAAATAAATCAATAACACAATTTGCAACACTTTTAAACCCACCTAAAGAAGACTTAAATACAGGTTGGATAGACTATAAAGAAAGTAGAGAAGGGAAATCATCTATAATAGAATTCAATCCTATAAATTCTACTTCAACTTTTACAAAAATGAGAAGATTACCTGAACAAGAGCAAAACCCTAACTTCTTAAGGGATAGTTTATTTATTCATCCAAAAACAGCATACGAAAATATAAGAACAGATAATTGGGAAACACCTCCTTTTTGGGGTTATTCATCAGGTACTAATAAATCTAGTATTAAATTTAGAGGAGAAAATACTGTTCAACTAAATGACACTTCTTATACTTACCCTACAATTATGTCTAATAGATTTAAAATAGGAGAACAGTTTTCTGTAGGGGATACAGTAACAGTATCTGTGTATGCTAGAGTGAATGACACTTCTTTACTTAAAAATAACTACGCTTTCTTTGAATTAGCAGGTTATGATAAAGTAGACATGACTTTAAATCCTTATACAGGCGGTAGAAGAGAAATAAAAGCAGATGAATTGTCTACAGAATGGAAAAGATACTCATTCACTTTTAGTATTCCAGAATACACACAAGGTGCTTCAGGTGTTAAAACAAATTATGTTTCTTTACTATTACGTATGGATTGTAAAACATCAGGAAATAATAATGGTGCGATTGTTTATTATGCTATGCCTAAAATAGAAAAAGGCAATAAAGCAACACCATTTATAACTCATACTAAAGATGTTAAACAATATGATGAAATATGGACTAATTGGAATGAAATTTTACCTAAAGGTGAACTTAACAATTATACAACCGTAGACACTGGTAAAGATAGCTACTTTAAGTATAGATTTTGGAAAAATGAAGTAGGAGATACTTCATTTAAGGATTTACTATTATCACTACCTCAAGGTTTTCATACAGTGTATGCTCAGAATGGAATTACAGATTTACCAGGAACAGAATCATTAAGAGGTACAGTATTAGTAGATTATAGTAAAGGTGATATTACAGGTACTAATAAACAAGTAGTGTCTACTTTCACTACTTTGTCAGGTAGGACTTATAAGTTAACTTTTAATGGTACTACATGGAATGTACCACTAGGAACAGAAAACAGCTTCTTACTGTGGACTGGGGAAGCAGACTTATCAGATTCTAGTATTAATATGACTTTTAAAGATTCAATTAAAAATTATGATTATGTAGAGATAACATTTTACTTTGATGCGTCAGGGTCTTATACTACAGAGAGACTAGACCTTACTGTTCCAGGATTATCAAATTTCTATATTAGAGGTATGAATTTAGCTAATAGTTCTACATCAACAAGTATTGACTTTTATGAAGGAGAAATCGACTTAGTTTCAGACACTATGGCTAAACCAGCAATGTCTAAAAAAATTAAAATAAGAGACGGTCAATCTTCCGTAGAAGGTTTTAATACAAAAGGACATATGATTGTTTACAATATTGTAGGTATTAAAAAATTATAGGAGTGAAAAAGCATATGGGAATTTACATTATTAATAGTGAAGAAATAGTTTTACATTTAAAAGGAGATGTGGTTTTAGCTTATACTTTAGAAGGAGGGTATGACCCTTCCAGCATTAACAATGCTCTTTTAAAACGAAGTCAATTACCAGAAAACTTCTTTAATGAATTCTCTTCAGGCAGGTTTGCATATTATAGAGATACAGATAAGGTAGAGTATAACCCTGATTATGTTCCAGTAAAAAGAAATGTAGAAGATGATGATGACGAGGACTCTTATAGTTCAGTACCTAATGGTTATGTTCCTAGAAAAGATTATGAAGAGTTAAAAAGTCAATTAGATGAGATTAAGAAAACACAAGAACAAACATTAGAGTTATTAAAACAATTATTAGGACAGAAAGGGTAGATAATAATGTCCTTACAATTTACACAAATAACAGATAAACATACATTGAAAGACTTAACAACTCAAGTTAATAATATTGGGCTTGAGTTAACTAAGTCAGACAATATATTTGAAGTAACTGATGACTTAACCACAGACATTAATAAGTCACAGAAAGTTAAATTAACTAATGATTCAGGTGGAGCTAAAAGACCTAATAGTATTAGTTTCCTTCATGATATTAAAGAACCTGGATATTATTATATCCATCAAAGTGTACTACAAAGAGTTCCTGACAGACCTACAGTAGCACCTCGTGATGCACTTTTAGTTGTATACCCAGTATATACAACAGGTACAGCTGTAATTGTACAGCAGTTATATACTATTAGTTTCTCTGATACAGAATTAAGTTCGGTGTATAGATATGTTAATAATACAACAGCTTCTAACTGGCAACATAATGTGTTACTCCCAGGAAACAAAAGTAGAACATACGCTAACATGGATGTATTAGATATTAATACACCAGGAACACATTTTATATTCAGAGGCTCTAATTTACCTGTAAGAGCTGGTTCTGGTTTAATATCAGTTGTATCATCAGAATATTATGGAAAAGTATTTATTTATGTTGACAATGAAACTAATAAGATATATACTAGTAATAGTAACGGTTCAGGTACATTAAATTGGAAATCACAAATAGAAGTAAAAGATTTAAAACCTTTTTTACTGTCCGATGTAGATGATAACTTAGCTGTTAAAGGTACTAACATAGGTATTAAAGTATCAGATAATAAATCTTTTGGTAACTTTATACAAGATTACGTAACAAGAACTAATCAGCATGTTTTAACATTTTATTGTCAAGGTGGCGTAGTAGGAAACCCTGCGGGGTCAGATTCTTGTAGAGGGTTATTTATTTCTAGTGCTTCAGAAGATGATTTTGGATATGGTGTATATTATGCTATATCTAATGGTGGAAGGTTATATACAGGTACGGTAACGAATAGTAGTTGGAATGAATCTCAAAAGTATCCTATAATGAAAGAATTATGGACTGGAACTCATAACTTTAAAGATACAAAGAAAAAAGAAAAAATGTCAGATAGCATAGACAATTATAATTATGTAGAGATATATACAAACTATAGAGCCTTACAAAATACAAAGGGAACAGATAAAACAGGTACTTTATGTCATAAGTTTTATGTCGATGGTGATGGTATCTATGTATGCTCAGGTTCTTATGTATCAGGAGACCCTGATAGAATAGGTGTAGAGTATTACCGAGTAACATTAACTATTTCAGGAGATACTTGGACTATTAAAGATAGTGCAGTAAATAATAATAAAAATCAATACATTAAAAGAATAGTTGGATTATCTATTTAAGACTAAGTTAAAAACTTAGTCTTTTTTTATTTGCAATTTATTACTATTTGTGCTATAATAAAACAAGTGTAAGGTATGTGAGGAGATTAATATGAAATTACATGTTAAAAACTTATATACTTATATAGAATTTGAGGAGGGAGATAGTTATTTAAAAGATATTATTTTAAAAAGGATGCACACAACATTAGGTGCAAGACAAGAAGGGTTTCAATATAGTCCAGCGTATAAAAGAGGTCAGTGGGATGGTTATATAGATTTCTATGAGTACGATAGAGATAGATTCCCTACAGGACTACTATTTAAAGTACAAGAGTTACTAGGAGAGCTACAGTCTAGATACAATTTTCAATATGGAATAACTGATGAACGTGATGAGAGTTTCTTAGCTGAAGAAGACATAGATAAGGAAATTAATTTACTAGATGATAATGTAGGTCAAATAACTTTAAGAGATTACCAATACGATGCTGTATTCAATAGTTTAACTTACTTTAATGGTATACTTCATATAAGTACAAACGGAGGTAAATGTATTTCTAAAGACTCTGTAATTTTAACTACAGAAGGATATAAAACTTTAGAAGAGATATTTAATGAAAAAGGAATAAGTTTAGATAATAAAGAAGAAGTAGTACCAATTAAATATCCTCTAATAAATAGATATGGTGAAGTAGAATATACAAGTTATTTTACTAAAAATGGTCTTAGAAAAACTAAAAAGATAAAAACAGATAGAGGTATAGAAGTTGTTAATACTTATAACCATCCTTTATTAGTACGAGAAGGACACAACTTTGTATGGAAAAATACTGAAGACATTAAGGAAGGAGATATATTAGTATCTAGAAAAGGTGATAATCAGTTTGGTACAGACAAAACGATAGTTAGTACTGAAGAGGCTTATGTGTTAGGGTGTATGATAGCAGACAGCTATATGGGAGTAGACCATAGACTTTCTTTTTCTAATGACAAGGAAGAATTACTTAAAGCTGTTTCTGATTATTGGTCTACTATTAGTAGTAAAGAAACTTATTATGACACACATAAAAAGTCTAAAGGTATAACAATACACTTACATGATAAGAAAGCTACTAAAGATTTTTATAATAAATATGATATAGAATTAGGGGTAGCAAAAGATAAAAAAGTTCCTAAATGTATTTTAAAATCACCTAAGGATATACAACTATCTTTTCTAAGTGGTTATCTAGAATGTGAAAGTTCTATAAGAGAAGAGGGAAGAGATATGGAAGTTACAAGTGCATCTAAAGAGCTTTTAAAACAAATACAACTTATGCTCTTTAACTTAGGAGTAGATAATTCTTTAACGCAGAAAACAGTTAAAGGATATGAACAAAATTATTATGGGAGATTAAGAGTAAAAACAAGAGAATTAAAGTATTTACTTAGTATGTTAGAATTCAAAACAGAACAAAGAAAAAAACAAAAAGGGAATATACTTGATAAAGAATACAAATCACAATATGGAAACAAAATAGAAGGATTTAGAGATACACTTAAAAATTATAGAAATTCCTTACACATTAATAAAAAAGAGTTCTCTAAATATATTCAAAGAGATTCTATAAGTATTGATAGATTAAGAGAAATATTGGAATTGTACCCAGGGGGAGAAGGAGAAAATACTCTTAAAAGATTAGCAGATATTAATGTAGTTTACCAAAAAGTTGAAAGTGTAGAAGAAGGGGAAGTAATACCTACTTTTGACGTATGTATGCCTAAGACACATAGTTTTATTTCTAATTCTATTGTTAATCATAATACAGAGATTGCTAGTGGTATTATAGACCAACTATTACCTCAATTAGAAAGAGGAGAAAGAATAGCTTTCTTTACAGGTTCTACAGAAATTTTTCATCAATCAGCAGATAGATTAAAGCAAAGATTAAATATACCTATAGGTAAAGTAGGAGCAGGTCAATTTAATATACAGCAAGTAACAGTTGTTATGGTACCTACACTTAATGCTAATCTTAAAGACCCTACACAAGGCGTTAAACTAACACCTAAACAGAATATAAGTAAGAAGATTGCTACTGAGTTTTTACCTAAGTTTGAAGGAGGTACAAATCAGAAGAAATTACTAGGTATGTTATTAGATAATTTTATACCAAAAACCAAAGTAGAACAAACGGTTAAAGATGAACTTATCGGTATTTATAAATCTTGTAAGAATGACAATGAAGTGCTTATGAGATTAAAAAATCATAACGCTAACTTTCAAAATATAGTAAGAAATAAGAATAAGAAAAAATATGATAAGTATCATCGTATGCGTGAGTTTTTAGATACTATAACGGTTATGATTGTAGATGAAGCACATCACTCAAAATCAGATACTTGGTATAACAATTTAATGACTTGTGAAAATGCGTTATATAGAATAGCTTTAACAGGCTCCATTGATAAAAAAGATGAGCTTTTGTGGATGCGTATGCAAGGTTTATTCGGAGATGTTATATCTAGAGTAACGAATAAACAACTTATAGAAGAAGGTCATTCAGCTAAACCTACAATAAATATTATACCTATAGCCAACCCTAATGATATTGATAATATAGATGAGTATCGAGTTGCTTATGAGAAAGGTATAATAAATAATAATTTTAGGAATAAACTTATTGCAAAATTAACAGAGAAGTGGTATAATGAGGACAAAGGGATACTTATTATAGTAAACTTTACAGACCATGGAAATAATATATCAGAATTACTCGATGGTTTAAATGTAGAACATTATTTTTTACATGGTGAAGTCGATTCTGAGATACGTAAACAAAAACTAAATGATATGCGTAGTGGTAAGTTGAAAGTAATGATTGCTACAAGCTTAATAGATGAGGGTGTAGACATTTCAGGCATTAACTCACTTATACTAGGGGCAGGAGGTAAATCATTAAGACAAGTATTACAACGTGTAGGTCGTGCTTTACGTAAAAAGAAAGATGACAATACAACACAAATTTATGATTTTGCAGATATGACTAATAGATTTTTATTCCACCATTCAAAAGAACGTGAAAAAATATATAGGGAAGAAGAATTTGAAATTAGAAAAATGTAAGGAAGGATAAGTATTATGGGAAGTGTTAAGACAAAAAGAAAACTACTAGACTATTTAGAATCTAATTCTAAAGACAATATATTTACTATATCAACAAAGAAAAAAATAGCTGAATCAGTAGGTGTATCTGTATCAACTATTAATAACAATCTTAAAAAATTAGAAGAAGAGAATAAAATAGCAGTAGCTACTAAAAAAGGTCACAACGGTGGTATTGTTATTACACTTATTAAAGAGAGATTTAATACAGAAGACCTTGTAGAATTTAATAAGAGTAACGATAATATTATACAATCAGCACAGAAATATGCTGAAGATTTAAGAGATAAACACTTCCCTACATATACTTATCAAAGAAAAGAAAATAGAAGACGAACTAAACAAGAGATGGCAAAATATAAGGCTATCAAAGATAAGAATAGACGTATTATACTAGATATGAATTTAGAGCTAAGCAATATGAATTATCCTTCTAAAGAAGTATTTAATATGTCTTATGACCCTGAAGGGTTTTATAAAGCTTATATATTATGCAAACTCTATGATACGTATTGTATAGCACACATGAACGCTAGACGAGATTTTCATGAAAGAAGAATAGAAAAAAATGACTTAGAACCATACCAAGTAAAACATCATAAAAAGTATATAGAGTTTTATAAAAATCAATTAGTTGTATTTTTATCTAAAAATAGTGTATCCGATAATTTCTTTGGTAGTAAAACATTTAACACTTTCTATAATTTTTATAATAAAATAAAAGATTTAAATAATTTTAATGTTTTTCTTTATATGCAAAATGTATTTAATAATGTATCTTATGTGTATGAAAATACAAATTCTAGTATAAATATTCCTATGCCTAATTATTTTAATTCTGATAAATATTTTGAACAATACTATAAATATATAGATACTATAAAGAAAAATGTAAATAACACACAGAGACATTTAGGAGATACTGAGTTATTAGTAGATTCAACTATATATAAGAATAATCCAGCATTAAATCAGTTACAGCAAATGTATATGTCAAAATTAAATGATGAAATACATGATATTGACACAATGTTTGAAAAAGCATTAGATTTAGAGGATTTAGAATTTGGTTTTGTAAGAGATAATAAACACTTGACTTTATTAAACTTTAGTGATAAAGTAGATAGAGCAATTAAAGATATGGAAAAAGAAGAAGCAAAAGTAATTAATAAATTTGTTAAGCAACTTATTATTAATGAGTATGCACCAACTAGTTTTTCAAGTAATGTACGTACTTCTTTATTCCCTATGCAAAGACACCATATAATATCAGAATTAGAACTTAATAATATACCATTAAAAGATAATCTAATTAATATAGGATTAGTATCTGATAATGCAGACTTAAGAAATTTAACTAAGCAAGATATTTCAAATCTCACTTCAGTAGCTTATGACTACCTTGTACTTAGTAAGAATAGTTCTACTTATTATGTTTTGAGAATGTTTGCTGACTTCATGGGTTATGAAGTAAATATCAAAGATGTTAAACATATTTTAACTAAATATAACTTAGAGGACTTGATTCCATTAACTTCTTATGGTATGCTAGATTATAATAGATTGAAAAGAGAGAGTGAGAAGATTTGAGTAAACGAATAAAGGAAGTCATTCTTCATAAATCAATGAATGATATTAATTTTGCTAGAGAGGTTTTAACTAACCTACCTAAGCATCTATTCTCAGATGAATCTGAGGAAATGAAATATATTTATACAGCAATAAAAAGAAAATCACATACTTCAGAACATATATCTACAGAGTCATTAGCTATTAAAATAGAAGATATAATGACAAAAAATAAATGTGAAGAAGATACTATTACTAATACAATACAGTATATGGATAACTTAACAAAAGTTAAGTTAGATAATGAAGATGATTCTATAAATAGTGAAATAAATAAATATGTTAAAACAGAAATGTCTAAAAATGTTTTGACTAAATTTATTATAGAAAATAAACAAGAAGATTCTGATAATTTAACAGAACTTGTAGAAAAATTAAAAGAAATAGAAGTAAAAGATATTGCTGGTACTAGTGGTGAGTTTATTGATTTCTTTTCAGATACTGATAAAAAATTACATGAGTTAAAGCATATTGCTAAAAATAAATTTTCTACAGGGTTTGCTTCTATTGATGAGCAAATAGAAGGAGGAATTGCTAGAGGTGAAGTAGGATTAGTTATGGCTCCCACAGGTAGAGGTAAGTCATTGATGGCTTCTAATCTAGCTAAGAACTATGTACGTTCTGGTTTAAATGTTCTATATGTAGCACTAGAGGAGAACATGGATAGAATGATTTTAAGAGCAGAGCAACAAATGTTAGGTGTAGAGAAAAAGCATTTAATTGATGAGAATATGCAATTAAATGAAGATGTATATAAAGCTTTACAAAAGAAATATGAAGAAAATAGACCTTTCTTTGGTGAGTACTTTTTATCTAAACACATGCCACAGCAAGTATCCCCTAATGACTTAGAACAGTTAATCGTAAATACAAGAATAAAGTACGATAAACGTATTGACGTTGTAATTATTGACTACCCACATTTGATGCGTAACCCTTATGCAAGAAATTATTCAGAATCAGATGCTGGAGGTAAATTATTTGAAGAGATTCGAAGATTAGCACAACAATACCAGTTTGTATGCTGGACTTTAGCTCAAACTAATAGAACAGCATACGGTGCTGATGTTATTACAAGTGAGCATGTAGAAGGTTCTAGAAAAATATTAAATGCTGTGGAAGTAGCACTTGCAGTAAACCAAAAAGATGAAGAATTTAAAAACGGTTACTTAAGACTTTATTTAGATAAAATACGAAATAGTTCAAATACAGGTGAAAGATTTGTTCACTTAAAAGTAGAACCAAGTAAAATGCGTGTAAGAGATGAGACACCTGAAGAAGAAGCAGAGCATAAACAATTATTATCAGATAATGGTAAAGATAGACCTAATACTTTTGATAAAAAACAAAGTAAGATAGAAACTATAAATAATAATTTTGGAGGAATTGAAATTTAGTAAAAATACCACTTGACTTATTAAAAGTTAAGTGGTATAATTTATGTATAATAAAAAAAGGAGTAGGTTAGATGAAATTAACAATTAGAGAACTACAAGATAAAACAAATTTTTTAAAATACTCAAAGTTAAGTAAAACCACAAAAGAAGATATGGTAAACTACTTAGCAGACGAAGAAGAATTAAAAAAGATAATTAAAGAAACTGTAGGAGATACAATAAAAAAAGGTAATAAAAAATCTGTAATTGATGATATTTGTGTTGAAATTAATGAATATATAGAGAGCACGTTATCACTATATTTGGATACTGAACCATTACATTTAACGCTTGATGAGTGGTCAGACCATGATACAGTAGACTTGGAGGTTGAGTAATGCTTACTAATAAACAACTAAAGATTAACTTAATAATTGTAAAGCCTGATGACTTTATAATAGAGCAATACTTTTATTTAGGATACTGTGAGACAATATTAAGAAACAGTAAAACTACATTACTAACAGTATATAATTTTGATAATATAGTTAGGGTGGATAATAATAAAAGAGGTGTAACTAGATATTTTAAAAAAGAAAATAAAAGCGATAGTATACCTGATGAAGCATTAGATTATTTATATTTAGATATATTTGAAAAGGAAGTTAAGATAGAGCCTTTGACTACACAAGATATTTATAAATATATTAAAAATAAAGTTCCTAAAGATTACATTGTTAAGAACATATGGAATGAGGTACAAGTATACAAAAATTTTATAACGGAATCAGTTATAGTAGAATTTATAAACGAAAGGTATGTAAAATTAGTTAGTATACAAGGTACTTCTATAACTTATCTAAGACCTAATTATGGAAATAGTTTAACTAATACACTTATATATGATACTATTGATGATTTAGTAGGATACTTACTTGAATTGATGGGGGATAATAAATAATGAAATTTATATTTTTTACTGACAGTCATTTTCATTTATTTACAAACTATAGTAAACCAGATGAGGAATTTACAAATGATAGATTTAGAGAACAAATAGAAACACTACAGAAAGTTTTTGATATTGCAAGAGAAAATAAGGCTAAAGTTATTTTTGGAGGGGATTTATTCCATAAAAGAAATGCTGTAGACACTAGAGTATATAATAAAGTATTTGAAGTATTTGCTAACAATCAAGATGTTAAAGTATATATGGTTAGAGGAAATCATGATGCAGTATCCAATAGTTTATATACTTCTTCAAGTATTGATATATTTGAAACATTACCTAATGTAGAGGTTACAAAGTCTTTAAGAACAGAACCGTTGAGTAGTAAAGTACAACTTACAATGTGTGCTTATGGTGATGAGACTGAAGAAATTAAAGAGTTTATTAAAAACTCTTATGTAGAAGGTAAAGTTAATATTTTAGTAGGTCATTTAGGTGTAGAAGGTAGCTTAACAGGTAAAGGGTCACATAGACTAGAGGGTGCTTTTGGTTATCAAGATTTGATGCCTAATGAATATGATTTTATTTTACTAGGACATTACCATAGAAGACAGTATTTTAAAAATACAAATCATATGTACGGTGGGAGCTTAATGCAACAATCATTTAGTGATGAACAAGAAGCTAACGGGGTACATTTAATTGATACGGATAAATTAACAACAGAGTTTATACCTTTAGATACTAGAAAATTTATTACTATACAAGGAGATAATCCACCAGAAGAATTAGAGGAACTAATCAATAAAAATCATTTTATTAGATTTATCGGAACACCAGAACAGGCTAAAGTATTTGAACTGGATAAAGGTATGGAAGATAAAAATGTACAAGTACAAATGCAAAAAGAATATACAGTAGAAAAGAGAATTGATTCAGATGTTTCTGATAGTCCTTCTGAGATAGTATCTAGTTTTGCAGATAAGTATTACCCTGACTCAAAAGATGAAATGCTAGAGTGTTTAAAAGAAGCACAAATAAATTAAGTAAAATAAAAATACCACTTGACTTATCAAAAGTTAAGTGGTATAATTTATATATAATAAAAAAAGGAGTTAATAAAATGTTCAAACGATATAAGAATTATTTAGATAAAAGTGATGAAGAGAATTTAGATGAAGATTGGAATAGAGTAGTAGATGATTTATGGGAAGTTATTAGAGATATTAAACCTAAAATCAATACATTAGATATAAGTAATGTGGTAAGTAAAGATTTAGATAAAAGTAAACCTATATTACAGTTTAAAGATGCAGATAGTGTAATAGAGAACATTTGTAATGTTGAAGGTTTAGAAGATGGTTTATCTAAAATAAAAAAGATTTTTGACGACAGTAATTTTGAAAAACATTACTATAATAGAATTATAGAACATGATGAATACTATTGGATTGATTACGGTTCTCATCATTGTTTCTTTAGAGTTACGAAAGGAGATATAAATAATGGTTAAATTTAAGTATGTTAAAATGAATAATTTTATGGCAATTAAAGAAGCAGAATTAGAGTTAGATAACCAAGGATTAATTTTGATTGAAGGGGTAAATAAAACTAATGATTCTTTTGATTCTAATGGTAGTTCAAAATCTACTTTAGTGTCATCTATTACTTATGCTTTATATGGTAAAACAGAAAAAGGATTAAAAGCAGATGATGTAGTTAACAAGTATGAAAAGAAAAATACATCAGTTATTTTATCTTTTAATATTGGAGAAGATAATTATAGAGTTGAACGATATAGAAAACATAAGGAATTTAAAAACAAAGTTAAATTATTTTGTAATGATAAAGAAATTACAGGCTCTACAAATGATGTGACAGATAAACAAATACAAGATTTATTTGGAATTGATTTTAATACCTATGTCAATGCCATTATTTACGGACAGGGAGATATTCCTATGTTTTCACAAGCAACAGATAAAGGTAAAAAAGAGATTTTAGAATCAATTACAAAAGTAGAAGTCTATAAAAAAGCACAAGATGTAGCTAAGGAAAAAGTAAAAGAAGTAGAAGAACAACAAAATAAAGAACAGCAAGAAATTGAAAAACTAGGATACCAAAAAGAACTAAAACAAGAACAGTTTGATAAAGAAGTGTCTAAGTATAACCAAGTAATGGAACAAAAGAAACAAGAGGAAGAAACTTTCAAACAAAGACAAGAAGAATATAATAACAAAGTTAAAGAATTAGATGAACAAATTAACACATTAAAACAAAATATACCTGAAATTGAAAATACAGAGTTTATTTTCAGTGATAACTATAATAAAGCAAAAGAAGGTATTGAACTTATTAAAAACAATATAAATGATAAGTTAATGCCCGTTTGGAATCAAGAAGAATTGTCTGAACGAGTAGTAGACCAAGAAATTAGAAGTATCCAATCTAAGATTAATCAACTAGATACAAACGACCATTGCCCTGTTTGTGGTTCTCCAATTGATAATTCACACAAAGTAAAAGAAAAAGAAAATATGGAGACACAAATATCACAAGAACAAGAAAAGTTAAAACAACATAAAGAAAATAAACAAAAAATAGAAGATAAAAAAAGAGAATTAGAAACTAAGATTAACCAATTAGAACAAATGATGAAAGAAGAAGATTTACAAAAACAAAATCACGATAGAGAAATACAAAAACAATATCAACAACAACAAGAAGTGTATAACAATATTAGTCAATTAGAAAATAGTAAATCAGGTTTACAAAAACCAACACTTAATGATTACTCATATATTGAAAAACCTGATGAAAAATTATACAAAAAAGAACAAAATGATATTGATAAAGCTATTGACAAACATAAAGATAAAGTGGTACAATTAGAGACGAAGAAAAACAAATACAGTAATGCAGTAGATGCGTTTGGTAATAAAGGTATACGTTCTGTAGTACTAGATTTCATTACACCATTCTTAAATGAAAGAGCTAATGAGTATTTACAAACATTATCAGGCTCCGATATTGAAATTGAATTCCAAACACAAGTTAAGAATTCAAAAGGAGAACTTAAAGATAAGTTTGATGTAATTGTTAAAAATAGTAATGGTGGAGAATCTTACAAAGCTAACTCAGCAGGAGAACAAAAAAGAATTGATTTATCAATTAGTTTTGCAATTCAAGATTTAATCATGTCTAAAGATGATATTTCTACTAATATTGCTTTATATGATGAGTGCTTTGATGGTTTAGATACTATAGGTTGTGAGAACGTAGTTAAGCTATTAAAAGATAGACTTAAAACTGTAAGTACTATTTTTGTTATTACTCATTCAGAATCTCTTAAACCATTGTTTGAGAATGTAATTACAATGGTTAAAGAAGATGGAGTATCAAGACTAGAGAAGGGATAAGAAAATATGAAATTAGTATTTAAAGATAAACAAGAAGTAGAAGTTATGGTATACCATAAAAAAGATTCATATGTAAAATTTAAATCACCTATTGAATCTATAATTAATTGGTATCCATTATCTAATTCTTATGATTATAAATT